CATGTGGGAGAACTGCAGTCCAGATAACCCTCACCACTGAAACCCTCTTGCGGAGGGAGCTTTGCTTCCATGGGTTGAAAGACAGCAGGGGGATGGGGATCCAAAACCGTCGGCTTATCCTTTTTTAGTGTAAACCAGCCGAACATGATGCCTCCCTATTTGTCATTGTAACGCCCTGGGCCTCAAAACATCCTTTGTGGATCGGACCATCATCGATCAGTAAGTATTCTTCCCTATCGTTGAACTGCAACCCACAGTCGATGCACTCAGCTCCATGGTTTGCCGCGTTCCACTCGTCTTTAGCGATCTCCACCCACTCTCCATCAATATCGGGATGGTCTACAGGCAGGAAGGTCAGATCATGTTGCTTGTCTTCTGTTACAAGCAACGGCCCAAACGCTATGGACTCGATCAGGCCTATCACTGCCAGCCGTCGACCCTTATCACTTAGATAGTATTTTCCGTTCTCGAATTTCATAACGTCCTTTCATTGTGCATACCGCACCGTCCAATGATATGGGTTGCCACAAGGATGCCTCGTATCCTTCTCAGGGACCCCGTTCAGAGGGAATACGGCCATCACCCCACAAGGGCAGGTGAACCGGAAGAAGTTGTCCTTGTCGGCCACCGCTAGGATCACGGTCTCAGAAACAAAGGGAGGCACGACTGCGGGGTTGTCTGATATCGTCTTGTCCCAGTTAGCCAGGGCCTCCTGGTAGCTCAATAACACCACGCTAGCCTGATCCTTTGTCATTCCGTCGACTTCTTCTTTGGTGAATATCTTTGTTATTCTGTTCATTTTCCCCTACTAGTCTTCTTTGTCGGTTTCCCGCCCTTCTTACTCCGCTTCTTGGGCGGTTCTGAGTTTGTCGATGTGTTCCTCGATGGTGCTGTCCCGTAGTTCTGCATTGGCATAATATCCTCCTCCTAGTCCTGGAAAGCGTGCCCCGCCTTGGCCCGGGGGCCTGGTTCCGCAATAGGGGTGGCGATCTGTTCCGCTGGCACAACATTTTTGTCCTTTGCCAGTGCCACTTGTGTGTTAAGTTTCTGAGCAGTGATCGTCAACTCTGCCTTGATCTTGTCAAGTGAGATGCCCGATGCCTGGCTCAGCTCCATCATTTTGATCTCTCGATCCATCACTTTCATCTGCGCCTGGTGTTGGCGATCTAGTCCCGCTTCCTGGCTCTTGAACTGGAGTTCACGCATATCTGCTTCCTGCACCAGCTGCGCTTTCTGGAGTTCTGCCTCGGCTCGAATCCTCGCCGCCTCCAATGCGGGGTCAGGAGGCGGAGGCTGTTTTTTCGCATTCTCCAGGTTTTCCTTGATCTTGTCCGCCGGCAGCAAGATGTCCATTTTCCTGGCACTAACCATTTTTTCAACCGCTTTCGGCCAGTCTATCATCATAGCCAATTCAGGATCGGCCCGAAGTGCAAGTACCTCTTCTATCTTCTGAGCTTCCTGGTCCCTCTCTAGCAAGTAGGTTGTGCCTCGGGGATCTACCTTGTAGTCGCCCTTGATCTCGTCGTCCTCCGAATACTGCATATTCCAATCATAATACCTCGTAATGTGCGGGCGTGTGACATCATCGTCCCACAACTTTACCCTGGCCCTCAGCGCAACATTAGCTGAGTCCACAATCACATTGGTTGCGCCAAGTGTCTGAGGAAGCTCACCCTTCTCACCCTGGAACAACATCGGGAGTTGTGAGTCCATATCAGCAAACCGTAACGCCAACTCGATGATGGCCTGCAGTTCTGCTTGGTTGTTCTTCAACTGGAACTGTCCAAATTGTTTCCGGATGTCCAAGCTATCATCTGATGTCTTCCACAGCTTCTTCCCGGTAATTTCCCACCGGTCATCCATGGGATCGACATTTGCCCCCAAGACGATGTTGGCGCCGCTGGAGTCGCCGGCGTTGTCCATCATGGCCCTCCAAGCCGCAATAAGAACCCTCGATGTCCACATTAACTCTCGTGCAAGACCGATTCCCCAAGGCACGGCCCCTCGTGAGGTCCACGTAAAAAAATCATACGGAAGGTCTCCTGTATCAATCGGATTCAACGTGGCCTTGATCGGGCGGTCGTTGACCATGATAATGTTGGCGCTCATGCTGGGGAATTTGCCATCTCCGCAATCGCACCCCAAAGCCTCAAGATCCTCACGGTTAACATCGCCATTGTATTCCCACGTCTCATACGATGAGCCGCCTGTAGACAGGTTGTACTTGATCACATAGTTGTTGTCCTTGTCCCTGGCAACCGAGAGAGTCTGAGGTTGCTCAAGCAGTACCTCCATGATCTGATCTTCCAAATAGCCATCCAGCCCTACCAGGTCTCTCAATTCCCGGGGGGTTATTCCGTTTCGTTCCCATATATACCCCGCCCGCCTAACATCACCCCGGCACTCGGGATCGGGAAACACATCCCATGGATCGACTGACTTGCTAGCAGGGCGGTGGTCCTCATCGACGGAGAGAACCCGGACAGTTGTATTTTCCCCCTCTACCTTCCTCCAGGTTTTCTTTACGTCCTTGACGATGATAGGCCCCTTCAAAATGCCCGTTCCCAGGCGTACCGCGCTTTGTATTACCTTTCTACACTCCCCATTATAGCCGCACTCGGTTAGCTGATCGTTTATCTCCGCTTCCATCAACTTCATTTTCCGCTCGGCAATCTCTTTGTCGCTCTTTGCGACATCAGCCATAGTTGCGGGCTTCCCATTTGGTTTTCCCTCAAACGAGACACCTTCTTCATCGGGGTTGTTGTAGATCTGCCTGGCACCGGCCTTGGCTGCCTCAGGATGGACGGCAGGAACATTTTTCCCTTCTTCCATCGCCTTCACCAGCTCTGGTACGGGTGTGACCTTCAGGCCCCAGTTCTTGCCGTCCGTAGGTAATTGGATATCACTAAATCTTCCCTCTGCCGTCTCACACTTCGGTCTAACGATATTAAATACAACTTGGCTTCGCTTGCTTGTTTTGCCTGAGCCTCGGGCCGGGGCGATCTCTTGGGCATAGTCCAACATCCTGGTCCTGAGAGTCGCCTCGTCAAGGCCTTCAAATGCCAGCTCATCCTCCCGCCAAATCTCTTCGATCCCGCAGCTTGCCCTGGCGGATACGGCTTTGTCCCTTTTCTCCACTAGTGCGTTGGCCAGGTCTCGGATCATCTGCAGCGCCCGTCCCCGCTCATCCTCCTCACCAGTCGCCTGTTCCTCCAGGATCGGACCCTCTTCATCCTCACCCTGGTAAAACTTTTCCCGCATCTTCCGATTCATCTCCGGAGACGGTGGCACTTTTTCTTCTTGTCGGTTCCAGAATGCCATTAGTACCCCACTGCCATGTCAAGCGGTTGATAAGACTCGCCCCTGGGCATCGCCCTCTTACCAGTGTCGTTGTCCATGGAATTTGCGTTAATTGCTATATATCGGATTGTGTCTCCACCATCCGCGTACTCATCGTTGAGCGGACTGCCAGCAACCAGGGTCACCTTATTGACTGATCGACGGTATCGTTTTGCACACTCTACTAGTCTGCTGCATTGGATCTTATCCCAGTACATTCTCGGAAACCGCTCACGTGTAACTCGTATCCCCTCATCTTTTCCCGTCACAAGCGAGACGTCAGACTTTTTCGCACAGTCCCACCCCTGGCCCCTCATTATGTCATACGCCGAGTCCTGCCCGTTCCTGGTCTTCGAGAAGCCATCTGCGTGAGGAAGCCAGACTTTACCCCAGTTGTAGCGCATCCCTTTCAAGTCTGAGGATATCGCTGATAGCTTTTCGTTAAAAAACTCTCGATACCAGATCACCCGGATCTCCGAGGCCAGGACTTGGACGATAGCCACCGCCATTGCATGACCAAACCCCAGATCCAGTACAACGTGAGCCTTAAGCTGCGAGTCATAGGGGACATTACATATCCGCCCATCCGACTCCATGGCTGCAACCTCGGAGAAGAAGATCGCACCCTCCACCGCAGGCCTGCACTTGCCTTCCCATATATTTTGATAGTCGTCCGGGAATCTGGTCAGGCAGTCTAAGCGCTCCTTCTCCATAACTGCATTGAAGAAGGGGTTGTCTCGCCAGTTGACGTGGACAACAATGGCACCTTCGGGAGGATTTACTACAAACATCTGATACGTGGGGTCTGACTCCAATTCTGGGTTTAACGTCACCCAGATCTCAGACCCTTCTTTTCGAATTGTTGGCGTCAAAATCTTCCATGACCGCTCTGATATAACCTGCCCTTCTTCTACCCAGACGATATCACAGCCCTCATAGGACTTGATACTCTCGATCGTTAATGCACTTAGACCGGCGAATATAAACTCAGTCCCGTTTCCCCCACGGATCTCTGACTCCAACACCGTGTACTTCTGCCCCAAACCCAGGAGTTGTATCTGATCCTCAAGAAGTTTATGAACTGAATCCCTGATTGATTTCTGGACTTCACGAGCACAGAGGATGCGGAGAGGGATTGCTACTCCCTTCAGCAACAGCGCCCGAGCAAAATTCCAGCTTTTGGCCGACGCCCTCCCTCCATACGCCACCTTGTATCGTGCCGGCTGGAATAGGAATTCCAGCTTCTCTGGGAATTGAGCTGGACTCATGGCCGACCCTCCTCGTTTTGGGGGGCTTTAACGAATACAATGGGGATCTCTGTAATTTTACCCTCAGGCCCAATGCCACCCAAACCAAGTTTGTCATTGAACATTCCCAGGTGCCTGGCAACGGAGTCGAGGGCTCCCTTCTTGTCGGCGAACTTTATTTTCTTTATTGTTTCAGTTATCTCAACGCCGTCTAGTCCCGCTCCCTGCCTGCTCACCACCACATCCATCCCAGCTACGCAAGCCGCTGTATCATCATCCATGTCTGTGATGTTTTTTAGGTTTCCGCTATCATCAAAGAACTTCCTTGGATCTGAAAAGGCGAGCTTAGCAAACTCTCTCAGCACTCGCTCTTGTGTGATCTCAAATTTCTCGGCTCTCTTGGCG